AAAGAGAGTGTACGACAAGAACACGATTGGCTCTAAGGGTGCTAATTGGGTTCATGTGGAGATTGCGCCTGCAATGGCTGACGATGTAAACGCTGTGCACGCAGCCTTCAAAACAATCTTTGGCTAATGAGCGAGGGCATTATAGTCGCTGTCATTAGTACGGTTGGCATTGTGCTCGCTTCACTGATACAAGTTTTGCGCAAAGAAAACAAAACTGATCATGCTGCCGTTGTTCAGGGCATGGCACGCATTGAAACCAAGATTGATAGTCACATAGGCGACCATGCCAGAGGTGACTTGTAATCATGGTGGCGTGGGGCGGTGTTCGCTGCCCTGCCCTGCGCTGCCACCTTAATAAAGAAATCTGGTAACAAAGCGCAACTCTGCCACACCCATGCTGTATTATCATCAGCATGAATAAAACAGAGATAACCAAACCAAAGCACGGTAGCCTCAAATGGCAAGCCGTAAGACATCGTGACAGCAACAAGCGTTGTGTTGTAGGCGCAAGTGAAGTGGCAGTGATCATGGGGCAAAGCCCTTATGAAACTATTACTGATCTTGCTATTAGGAAACTGTTGCCACCAGCCGTAACAGACACCAATGATGCAATGGAGAGAGGCAATGTTCTTGAGCCTGCACTCATCGCACACGCTGAAAAGAAACTCAATGAACCTTTGATGTTGCCAAAGGTTATGTACCTACATGGGCGCATCATTGCAACACTGGATGCACGCAGCAAGATCAATCCCAACAGATTGATTGAAGCGAAAACAAACAACAGTTATACCCTTGGAACTACTTTGCCTGCCTCATGGGTATGGCAAGCACAAGCACAAATGTTTTGCACTGACGCTACAGAAGTTGTGTTTGTGATCTTAGATAAGAGCATGCGTCTTGGTTTTGAGATTGTGTACCGCCAAGAAGATTTGATTGAAAACATGGTGGCAAAGGTGGAACAGTTCTGTGAAGCCATTGATGCAGAACAATTGCCAACAGATGAGCCACTGACTGCACCTCAGGTTTCTTTGTTGCATCCAGAAGCAGCAGGTGAAGTGGAACTGGATGGCAGTGGCGTGGCTTTGCTTGAAGAATGGGCAGCCATTAAGCACGCAATCAAAGACTTAGAAGATCAAGAAAAAGAAATCAAAGACGCACTGGCTAACGCTCTTCTTGATAAAGAGTTTGGCACTGTCTGTGGGCAGCGTGTCCTTTCATTCAAAGCACAGACCACAAAACGGTTTGACAGCAAGAAACTTATTGCTGACCATCCAGAACTTGAAAACAAGTACACAACCACAAGCACATTCCGTGTCATGCGAAATGTGAGATAAGGAAAACAAACATGGAAATTATCAAGTTACTTAGCGCAGTCATGGAAGATGCTGGCGCTGTTCGCAAGAGTGAACGCAACACGCATCAAAACTTTAACTTCAGGGGAATTGATGCAGTTGTTAATGCTGTCTCTCCAGCCCTGAGAAAGCATGGCGTTGTTGTCCTGCCAACAATCAACAGTTGTGTTTATGAAACTGTTGTGGTTGGGCAAAACAAAACCAGCATGGGGCATGTGCAAGTGAATGTTACTTACACTTTCTTTGCACCAGATGGAAGCAGCATCAGCGCAACAGTGAGCGCAGAAAGCATGGACTCAGGAGACAAAGCCACAGCCAAGGCAATGAGCGTTGCCTTTCGCACAGCACTGCTTCAAACCTTGTGCTTGCCAACTGATGATGCTGACCCTGATGCCTTCACATACGAGCGCACCACAGTCAAAGAAGTTGTTGCCAAACATGTTGCAACATCACCTGCAGCGCCAGAGCCTCAGAGAACTGCTCAAGCGCCTTCTGCTGGACAGAAGCCAGATACGCCACCACGCATAGCCAAGTTAGGTAGCGCAGGCGCTAAGGCATCTGAGAGCCAAATCAAGATGGCTCACACTGTCCTTGACCAGATTGATGGTGATGATGCTTTGCTCATGGAACTCACAGGCAAAAAGTCCTTTGGTGATCTGAGCGTGCCAGAAGCATCCAAAGTGATTGAGCAGTTGTTAGCCATCAAGCGTGGTGAAGCAAAGATCAGTTACGACAGCAACGGACTAATGAAAGTTGAGGTTGCCAAATGAGCATCAACGATGAGCAGATCGTTTACCCAAAAACATTGTTAGTAATGCTTGAGCAAGCACAAGCACAGATCAAAGAACTTGAAGAGTTGCTGGTTATCTGGCGCAAGATCGCTGATGAACTTGTTTACACAGAGCACGACGATTACGACCACTACCACAGAAACCCTTTAAGCCCTTGTGTCCGTTGCGTGGCTCACGATCTTTACCACGACCAAGTGCATACTGAGGAAAACCCATGAAAGATCGTTTGTACCTCAAATGGGTTAGTTCATCTTCTGTAGAAGTTTTGATTTGCCACAGATGGAAATGGAAAATCAGTGATTATTCAGGATGCCGTGAGGGAATTACATTCAGCAAAAAAAAGGCTTACAACAAAGCAAACATGAAAGGTGACTGATGAGCGACCAATTAGAAATCTGGACTGCATACAACGACACTGAAGGCTATGTAGAGCGACCAGCGAGCCGTGAGCGTGCAATCAGGGAAGCACAGAACGGCACAGTAGGCGAGAGGCAGCAAGCAATCTTAAGGTTGCTGGATGCTGCAGGACCACAAGGCATGACATGGAAAGAACTTGGTGATGAACTTGGTTTGCATCACGGCAAGATTTCTGGCGCACTCAGCAACATGCACAGAGGTGGCGTGGTGTTTATGTTGCGCAAAACAAAAGACAGATGCCATCCGTATGTTCATTCAAACTACAAAGGCGACTGGACATCAGAAGAACGCTACGACGAGCCAGCACGCACACGAGCAAGCAAAGAGCGTGAGTTGCATGCAGCACTGCTTCAGGCGTGTTGTGACGCTACAGCATTTGGATGGTCACAAAGTATTCACAAAGATATTGAAAGCATTGTGAGTATGATTAACCATTATGAAAGATACAACCAACCTGCTGAAAGAAAAGAATGAGTGCGAAGGCAACCAAGAGAAATGCAATGCCACAGGTTGCCCGTTGTTTGGCACGCTTGGGAAAGTTAATCGTGATGGCAAGCGTCGCATTAAAGGTTGTGGCGACCCTGTTGCAAGGGGCAAACGCAATAGAACAAAGGGCGACACGAAAGCACGCAAGGCACGGCAGGCATTGGGAATAGGTGGCGTGAACTCACGCCATGAAGAAGTTTGGGGTGGCGCTGTGCGTGTTGAAGTTAAAGCAGGCGCACAGGTAAACCCCATTGCAACTCGTTACATGCTTGCTGAACAACAGAGTGAAGCGCAAAGACCTATTGGCGACAACAGACCTTTTATGTTGGTCGCCATGCCAGATGGTATGGTTGATGGTCTTATTGTTATGCGCATCAGCCAGTTTGTGACATTCACTGGCACGGATATTCAAAATATGTAACGGCAAGCCCTGTGACAGGCTTGCCGTTACCAACACAAGTAGGGGTGTGTTATGGAAAATGATATCAGTAACCATGTGATTGCAGGCAACTTTGTGATCGTGCCTGAATGGGTTTTGTTGCTGCCAATTACTGCAACAGCGTTGCGTGTTTACTGCGTTATTCGCAGGCATGCCGATAGCAAAACAGGTCAGTGCTTCCCATCAAGGAAACTGATTGCAACCAAAGCAAGATGCAGTGTTGCCACAGTTGATCGTTGCACCAAAGAACTTGCAACCAATGGCGCTCTTGTTATTCGCAAACGCAAGAACAAAGCAGGAGACTGGACCAGCAACCTTTACACCATCGTTGCGCAACCCACACATTGTTCACAACCTTATGAACAGGTAGCCACAAAAGATGTACCACCTAGCATCAAAAAGATGCCTACGGGTGGCATCAAAAGAATGGCATTAACTAGAACCATTACTAACCAGAAACAAGAACTGGTGAAGTACGATCATAAACAACGACAAGACATGTCTTTAGGTGCTGCCCTGTTCCATACGGGCACAACGCTTGCTGAGGTAAAAGAAGCAGCGCAAGACATTAACGGCATTAGAGAACTCGTAATTGGTGAATACCTACGACTCTGCCAAGTTCATAACATCCACCCAAAGGAGTAAACCAATGAGAAAACAAATAAAGAAAACCACTATTACTGCAGTGTTGCTTTTTGTAGGTCTGATCGCTTTTGCCAACATAAAGGGCGACACATCAAAACCTGCACCAGCGCCCATTCAAAGCACTCAGGTTGTCTTGCAACCAGTAGAAGCACCAACGACAGTGCCGATAGCAACAACGACCACCAGCACGACTACAAGCACGACCACAACAACAACTGAAGTGCCGTTGGTATCTGACCCACTTGATTACATTGATGAACAACGCATGTTGCATGGTCGTTGTGGTGAGTGGCATGACATGGCATTAGAAGTTGGTTGGCAAGAAAGCGAATGGGCAACATTGTCAAATGTGATTTACCGTGAGAGCCGTTGCACTGTTGATGCTTGGAACGGTTCAGATGCAGGCTTGCTACAAATAAACAAAATCCATACCGCTTGGTTATCTGACATGGGATGGACTCATCCAGATGACATGTTTAATCCAAGAAACAATTTGCTCTTTGGTTACCGATTATGGGAAACATCAGGCTGGCGACCTTGGAAAGCAACATCAGGAAAATAAGCGCACTGCGTAACACAACAACTGATAAAGTAAAAACCAATAACAACACACGAAAGCAGCGAAACAAAATGGGCATCCGCAAAGACAGAAAAGAATTACGCCAACACTCAGCAGACTTGATTAAACAAGCACGAGTAAAAAACAATTGCAGCCAAATGAAACTTGCTGCATTGCTCTCAGTGT